CTCTTCGTCACGCATGTTCTGCATGATGATGCGACGGCGGCGGTAAGCCGGGTCCGCCAGATTCTGCGGATCTTCATCCGGCAGGCGACGCAGGGTCATCTGCGGATTCACTTCATGCTTGGGTTACATGAGTCAAATACGATGCTATACGATTGACTGTAAAAGAAATAAAGCTTACAACTGATATTGCTTAGCTACAGTTGCAATACAACCTGCAATACAAGCCCTCAGTTTAAGAGAAAGAGACTTTGCTAAGTCCTCGTAAATCGAAATTGTTCACCCTGCTGTATTTCGATACATGCTGTATCTTATGATTTTTCACAGTAAATAAGGAGTTGAAGATGGTTGATGTACGATTAACTTGTATTACTCTCTCCAGTTCGAACGCCCTTCATGAACACATTACTCATGTGGGAAGCCCTCAATTTAATCCCCCTGGAAGTAAGTGGACTGTGGCAGATGTAGTTAATTCAATTGAGAACAAGTTACATACTTTCTATGTCACTGATAGTTATGGCAAACGTGCTGATGTAGGTGTCGTTGATCCAGGAGGGGGAGGGCGGAAATTTATACGTACTTATGCTGATGGTCGATGGAATAATAACTTACTGTCATTACCGAGATGCTAAAGATCGCATGAGCGTTGATTCGGTTCTGAAGCTGGCATCGTATAAACAAGGGCTGAAGAGAAATTGTTAACACTAATATTCTCTGATGGCTTTATCCAGGAGTCATAGGCACATCGTTTGACCCTATGACTCCTTTTAATTGAAGAGCCCCATAAAAATACTACCCAAACAGCCCTTTTAGAATTTATTAAATTAAATCCCGAGCCCTTTCTTAACCAACTCACCAATGATCGGCCATATTACTGGTTGCACAGACTCCCAAACAGGACCGCATACTTTAGACAGCAATGATTTCGCTTCTTTACCATCACCTTCATTAGCGGCTGCCACAGCTGCTTCAATATCAGAACGTTGATCGCTGTTAACTACTTGCCCCTGTTCTTCAATGATAGAAATCAGCTTAGCAACTATTTCAGAATCGGAACTGCTTGTGATGTTTTGGGTTTGGGAAACGACCTCTCCCTGCCCTAATTGCGTATTGCTGAAATGTCCGCCGGTGATCGTTAGATTATTGACTATACGCTGAACACGTTGTGGGCGATTTGGTACTTTCCTGGACTCCTTGTATCCAGCCTCCGTCAAATAAACATATTCACGTAGGCTATAAGAAGCAATAATGATCACAGAGCTATTGTGATCATTATCGAACATTTTCATGGGGCCAGTTTTGATTAGTTTGCTTTTTTCGAGATCGCCAAAGGCAACTTCAAAATCTACAGATGTAAAATCAGCGACGTTGCATACTGCAGTAGCTAGCGCATTGATGTTCGGGCCTTCATAACCATTTTTTAAATCCTGTGCAGTTAACCCTCGATCTGTAAAATCTGCCAGTAAGGTACCCAAAATCTGTTTTGCTGCTTCGTCTAATTGTCCGGCCATCAAAGTTACCTTTTTGAATGAAGTCCATCTGATAAATATGGTTAAAATTCAATAATTCAACAGCTGATTTATAGATTGTAACCGATCTTATACGTCTAGCCTATCTTGGCGGAATGGGCTTCTGCCAATAGAAAATACTTGCCGCTCCACACACCACCGCTCCATGCTTGCCCTATCGTTGCCCCCAGAACACCACCAACCACCAAGAAAGCGCCAAGAATGGTTTGCAGAACACCAGCACGCTTACTCCCCATAATGATCGGAACAATTCGAATCGTACGACCACCATTTGGAAAATCGAGATCATCCTGCGCGACATTATTTTTATCCACAAACACGGCGAAAGTGAGTCCTCAAGCCTTGCTAGTGTTCATGAATTTCTCAAATCCCGGAATAGTGGCTGATAATACCCTTAATGCCTCACGCGTCGGACCGATAAGGCGCTGATGTTCTCTGGCGAACAAAGAAGCTAAAGATCCGCTTAGTTTGATAGTTGTCATGACTTCTGCGCATGGATTCATAGCCGCCTCAGTAAATTTTGGAGAAAGGAAACGGTTAAGCTGTTTTTAGCTCAAAATAGCGCTTACCATTTCCTTTCTTTTTAGGTGGCATTTCCATTAATAACATATAGTTACAACGAAGAAGAACAGAAACGGCAAATCGCAGAAAATTGTCATAAATAGCAAGAATCTGCGCGCCTGACGCCCCGTAACGTTCTGGATCGCCGGAAAGGACCCGCCAGCCAGAGCGGGCCCTAATTTCATCAACCAATCAGCTTATAGCGACCATCCCGTGCATTGCGGCGTACACGCTCAATCTTGAGGCATAGCGCCGCATCTGGCTTTTTTGGGACAGGTACGCGGCAATATTCAGAAGCGCGAGGAATATTATTTATCCAGTCGATCACTTCACTTAAATACCAGGCCTTACGCCCTTCCGTAACCTGCACACGCTCCGGGAACTCTCCACTAGCCTCAAGGTTTAGCAGTGTACGACGACTCAGGGTTGTAATTTCCATCACCTGATTCATATCAACAAGGCGCTCGCTTAAACACATTTTGTCAGCGATAGCTTTTAATTCCTCTACAGCTTGATTCGGGTACATCATTTCGGCAATTGGCTTAAGGTCATTGTAATCATTCTGCATTGTATCCCCCTTTACACACGAGCCAGCGGCTGAACAGAAATACCTGAGCCAACAAACGCTGCAACCTTTACTGACAGTTCTTTAACAGACTCAGGCCAGTTCAGAGCATCAACATTTAAGACACCTGTCTTATAGACCTGAGCCTGTGTTTTTTTCGCGGTGTCGATTTGTACAGCGGAAACATAAACCGCTTTACCTACGCTCGAACCATCCCATACTACCAGTGCACCTGTTGCATCTTCCTGCATCAGTGGCGTAAATGCAGGAATTACCCCTTTATTAGCTGAAAATATCCCCAGCGTAGTCACCAGTGCTTCAGTGCCAGCCATGAGTTCAGTGTAATGAGTAGCCATTGCTCCCCCTTAGCCAATGCGAACGGTAACAAAACGATTGATGCGGGCCGGTATTGGCTGTGGTGCTGAATGTGTCTGCACATATTCAATAGCCGGATCACCAGGCACAATATAGTTTTTCGGTGCAAGTTCGGCTTTAGTCAGCCCCATTCGGATTAGCTCCGGATCCTGAATACCGCCATAGGCGACAATCCCCTGAAGAGCCGTATTGCCAAGCACCATCAAATCAGGATCAAGGAAATGTTTTTCTGTTCCGTCCTCGTCGGTATAACGCCCGCTGTAAACAACAATCGCAACATCGCCCATATACCCTTTAAAACTCACCGAATCACCAAGGTCTTTAAGGGCCGTTTCCAGTTCGGAATTAGAACCACGACGGGTATCCAGAGCCTCTTTTATCGCTCTGAATGAACGGTATTTCTTCCATACATTACCGCCCATAATGATAATATTAGTGACGCCCTCACTAAATTCTGCGTAGCTCTCAATATCATCATTTGGATCAAAAGTTTCTTTATCCTTACCTGACCACTCAGCACCGCCAGACTGAGTGATGATATTTTGTGGTTTAATATTCCAGTCCAGCTCATAACGTTCAATACCATCGCCCTCAATGATATTTTTCCCCGTTGTGATTGCCTGAACAGCAAGCCATTCAATACGTGCACGAATAGCTTTAGCTTGATTTACAATCGCCTGTTTAACTTTAATATTACGCGCCCCAAAAGCATTGTATTGCTCAGGTGATACACCAGCAGGGCGCACAGCTAACTTATTTGGATCAATGCTGCTTTTCGGCTTCATATAGCCTGGACGAATTGTTTTTGATTCGTACCCTTCGTCACGTGAAACTTTACTACCCACCATAGGAGAACAAAACGCTGCAATTGGGATATTTGGATCGTCGATTGTATCAAGAATAATATCGCGCGATTCAAACATTACCGAGCGAGTAAAAAACAAACTGGTAAACAACGCATTTAGTTGTTTTTGTACATCTACAGCATTAACCACCTGTACAAGCTGAGTAGGCGAATATAAATCAACCATACGCATCCTCTTTGCATTCATTAAAAATAATTGTGGATATATGCTATCACCGATATTTGTCATGCGAATACATGCAACCGAGTGCAATGTTGTATAAAGTTTTGGGGTGACAACTTCAGTGCGGAAAATTAGTGTTAATATCTTCACTCCCTTTGGTCGGGATTTATGTAGCATGCCGGAAAATTTATTTTTTCCGGCCTTTTTTTATTGGCAATATTTAAAACGGGATATCATCTCCCCATTGCTCATTATCTCCCACTGGTGGCTGGCTTCCTTGCTGATCTGCCTGTTGTTTTGCTCTGTTCAGTGCGTCAGTAGCCTGCCCCTGTTGGCCTTTATTGCCGCCCGGTCGCACCGATCGCGCACTGATTACGCTGTCTGCGATAACCTGCCAGCCCTGCCGCGTTTCGCCGTTCTGTCCAGTCCACTGGCTCATCTGCATGTTACCCGCCACGCTCAGGAGTTCGCCTTTGTGATGCTTTGCCAGCGCGTCGGCTTGTCTGCCAAACGCCAGGACAGATAACCACATCGTCGCCTGACCGTCATCCGACTGACTGCAGGGCAGTGATACCGCCATACGCGCCAGCGTCATGGGGGTGCCCTTGCTGGTCTGTTTTGTCTGCGGGTCGTCCACCAACCGCCCGTAAACTGATATTTGCGCCGTCATGCTGCCTGCTCTCCGGACTTAATATTGATTGTTGTCACTTCCTCCGCTTCAGCAATCTCCCGTTCGGTCAGAGTGGCAAAGTTTGCAGCCGCCGTTGTCATGAATGCGCTAATCAGTTCGGGATGTGCTTTCGCGTATCCTTCCCCGGCGTTGCGGTCGATGATTTTTATCGACACCCTTAACCAGTGTTCCGTCAAATCAAGGGCGTGCGATTGTGATTTTTTTGTGTGCTTCGCTGTCATAGGCTTTATCTCACAGCAGTAAATTAAAATTTTTGCGTTTTAACCCTTCACCTGTTCACCTTTTGATATTTTCTCTTTTAATTCATAATGTTAATGGGTGAACAGTTTCACAAAAACTATTCACCAACTGTTCACCCTTGAAGCTCAATAAACAATCAAAAAGGTGAACAGTGAATAGTTTGGTGAACAGTTCATAAATAACTGTTCACCCTATAATATACTGATATAAAAGATATTTATGACAGGGTGAACAGTGGTGAACAGTTATTCCATAAGTTTAATTTTTGCTATCGTCATTAGTGACCGATACACATGATGGCATCCAGTCTTCTGATTCCTCCGTCAGTGTCACGTTTGAACGCAAACCGTGCTTCGTTTTCCGTTTCATATACTCCCTGCCATATTCCGCCATTGCCCCCGGCATATCTTTACCGAAGCGCGTCAGTGTTACAGGTTTACCAAACCCATGTGCCCTCATATAAGCCAGATAGGCATGATAGAGATACCTGCGTGGGCTGAATGGCACAATTTCAGCATTACCCACTAACAGGCCATCACACATTACCGATGCCATGAGATAGCCGCAGAAGTCCACCAGCGAATCCCCCTCTCGCTTTATCGCCAGTGCTTCTTCAGATTTCTGCTGCTCATATAACAGGCGTCTGGCTTCGTCCTGATCAGCAAACCGTGTAAGCAGATGACGAATCACTACCGCCAGCTCACCTTCTATTTTTTCCGCCAGCATCGAATCGCGTTCGTTCTCCGGTACAACTTCCGAAAAATTGAATATCACCCGACGACGTGAGATCCCCCCGCTGCGGTCACTGAATGACATGGCGTTATTGTTAACCGCCAGCACTACTGCCGGAATACGCGTTGAATAGGGGGCTTTGTGTTTCGGGTCAATTGCCACCTTGTCACCGCCTGTAATGGCCTTAATCCCTGCCCCATCACCAGCGTAGCGGGTCATATCCGGCATGATAATCAGCGAAAAGCCAACCACTAACGCACGTTCCCTTGCATCTTCCAGCGCCTTCATGCTTGCTGATACTGTATTAGCCTTACCCGCCAGCATGGTGCAAATCTCCGCCATCACGCTTTTACCACTTCCCCCCGGCCCTGTTACCTCAATGAATAACTGCCAGTCGTACCGGTTCGCCAGCACCATGAATAATGCCGCCAGTACGCGATCTGCCTTGCGGTCATTCTCAGCCACCGAACGGCGCAACCACTTCCAGAAATTCGGCGCATGTGTTGCCAGCGTTTCCCCCTCTGCTGGTGGGCTGAAAGGTAATTCACTGGCAATTAACAACCAGTCGTTTTTGTTATGCTCCCGAAAATTACCTGTTCTGGTATCAAATACCCCGTTACTGAATCCAATCAGGTTACGGGCTGTATTCCCCATTACAGGCAAACTTAACTTCATGGTATCTACCGCCGATTTAATGGCGTTCTGCGAATAGCTGATCTCCGCATCAATGAAAATCTGCGCCATAGCACGCTGTAACTCTTTATCCTGAACCGGCTCCCATACAACGCCGTTGTAATGATGAACGGTGTCAGAGTCGGCATTGATTGCCAGTTCGCCGCCGTAATGTGCCAGGAGAACTTCACCGCGCTGGCTGGCCCCCATCTGATTCAACGCCAAAGATGAAGCACGCTCGTCATTTTTGCGCTCTGCCTTCTTCACTGGCAGTTCAATCACCAGACTTTCCCCATGCTCCGCTTCAGCTTTTAGGCCGACAAGGCGCGGAGTCCAGTCTTCAGGCTCTCGATCAACAAAGCTACGGTAACAACGTGCTTCCTTTACGCCTGCAATAGCAAGTAATGTCGCAACCTTCGTCAGATTTTTCTCTGCGATCTTTCCGGCACGATAAACACGCACATAATGACGGCCTTCATCGATAATTTGCATATCATCCAGGTTTTCCAGTTGTTCCGTACCCAGAATTACTGGTGGTGTATCATCTGCTGCAATATGCTTACCCGCCCATTCATTCCATTCTTTTGCATGGCTCCAGGCATCACTGCCAGCAAAAATGATGACTTCTGTCATTTTGTCGCGCGGTTGGTATTTTAAGTTCGGAGCACGTTTCATTTGTTACCTCCGGCAACTAACATTGCCCGAATTTTGCGGATATAGCCTGCGGCACGCCTCTGATTATCTGTCTTGCAATTTTTTACCAGAATGAAATCTCTTTCGAACTGCTGACGCGGCATAACACATTCAAAATCATAACCATCACGCAAATAAGAGACACGGCGATCATCAACCGAAATAATCTTTACTCGATAGCCATAGCTATCTTTGAAAATATCCCCAAGGCTGATTTTTGAATGAGTTTGACCGCTGGCAATAAAGCCAGAAAATTTATTTTTCATTTTTATTCTCCGGTATAGCTCTGGTCGTGTATTTTTATAGCTTCATCCAGCTCTTTGATGACAGGATCAAGTAACGTAATTAACGCTCCAGCTAAATTAGCATCCCGTTCATCGTGTTCCGCATTTGTTGTCCCATCAAGCCAGGTTGATAAGATTTCTCGCATATTTTTGCCACAAACGAGCGCGTTTTCAGCATGTGTCAGCACTTTAAAATAAAGATCATTCATGGCACACCTCCTGACGAATACGGGCGGCGAATATCATCACGCAGCCAGTTGGGGATTGCTGGCGGGCTTCCTGTTCGCTGGTGGCCTCGATGGTAATCACGCGCGGTTGTGCCGTACTCAGGGCGATAAAACGCCAGATGAAATTGTTTTCACATTTCTGAATAAACAGCGTGTTTTCTTCCCGCCCTTTCCAGAAAGCCGCAGTATAGCCCATCTCCTTAACCATCTTGCGGGCATCAACCAGCGTGTCAGCGGCTACATGTACCGTAGTTGCTCCATCTGCTATGCGATCGCGATGTAGCGCCAGAAAGATGTATATAAATTTAGGGTGAGTTTGGGTATGCTGTGTTCCAGCCATAGTCGTTACCTCGTTTAACGGTTTGGTTAGAAGCCCGGTTAGTGTTCGCGCACTGCCGGGTTTCGTCGTTTTTATGAATCGATCATTGTGAGATACATAGCGACCATAATGTGAGATATACATTATATTGTGGTGATATACATTGCAAGTGTTTTTATATCTCACTTTTGTGTATAGTGATATACACATAACAAATTGGTGATTAACTATGTCTGTATACAAAAATGCAAAATCGCAAATGACAACGATCAGGGTTCCCCACGATGTTATGGAGGGCATGGAATCCGTAAAACTGGACGGCGAAAGCAACGCCGGATTCATAGTAACCGCCATGCGCGGTGAGATCGCCCGCCGCCAGGCAGAAGGAAGCGGAGAAAATCCCCTCGTGTCTTCACTGGATGCCTTAGCTAAGGTCGAACAAATCGGCATCAAGGCAGCGGAGGAAATCGGGCAACTCGTAGCCGTCGCTCGTGAAGAACTCCAGCGGCGTAAAGCCAAAGAATCTGAATAATTAGTATCAGCGCCGTGATGTGAGTAACTACGGCGCATTGCTATGTAAATACTGGCAATAAACAGAAAAGGTAGTTCTACTCCGAATAATTTTATCTGACACTACTCCTGAACTAACATGCGCTTATCTTACAGGATATAAATATAAATCCATAAAATCACGATTAAATAAAGTCGCTCCAAACATAAACCACACCCAACGCTTAACAAGATAGCAACAAACAGATAAATAACTTGCAGAAATATTTATCGCAAGGATTATCATTATTAATGACAAATCACTTTACCAAGTCATTCCCCTCTCTTATCATAAAGAGAAAGTAATAAATAAGTTAAGGGAGTTAGAATGCTATGAATCTAAAAAAAATAGCCACAAACACAAAAAACAAGATAACAGAAACATTCAATAAACTTATATTAGAGGCATCTAAAACCCCCACACAAGATGAAATTAAAATACTTGAGAGAAGGAGTAAGAAGTTTAATCACTCCTTTTTCTCATACGCAGTCACAGGAGCTATAATAGTTTTTTGCTCTCAACCATTAATAAAATACGCAAACCCAATACTTATTTTATTGAGTGGCCTACTATTGTCTCTCACCATTATCCACCTCAGAATTCTTTATATTTCACAAACAAATAGATCATGGACAAAAAATAAAAAAACTGCATATATTATTTTAATTTTATCTGTATGTTTCCTAGCGTCAACATTGACGTTGCTATATCAGGCTTACGATAATAACATCACACACAAATTGTACTGTAAAAATATACAACAACTTATTGAAAAAAGGATAGAAACAGAAAAAAACATCAGCATATTCAGTGGGATGCAATGCACCCCGGTATATGATTACTCTTTATTTGGATTTAATCTCTTATAAAGAATGTTATTACTGATTTGAGTACAAATTCTCAAATCAGTAATTCATAATATTTTATTCTGAGATAATTTAAACTACCCACTCACCTCGAATCCATGCCTGCACTTCTGAAAGACGATATGCAACAGCAGTGGAACCAATCTTGATCCGCTTAGGAAATTTTCCTTCCTTCTCCAGCTTCCAGCGTGTGCTGTTTGCAAGAGTGGTTAGCTCCCGACATTCTTTCTCACGGATCATACGATCAATGTTAGGAATGTACTCCAGACCCTTTTTATCAACAATTGCCATTTTTTTCATGTTAACCAGCCTTTTGTTTGAGGATTGTCACTTTTGAATCAGCACCTGCGATGCTATTGAGATATGTAGTCCAGAGTTCCAGAGCATCCAGTTTTTTAGCCATAAACTTACTCCGGTTGTAAACACCTGCCACGCCAGGTAGCGCATGGCCTAACAGTTGTTCTACTACATAAAATTCAACACCGAGATCACTTAGATGAGTAGATAGCGTTCTTCTAAGGTCGTGTAGTGACCATTGTTTTTCATGGCCCAAACGTTTACCGATTTTCCCCCCAATCTTGCTTACGCTTTCTCTAATTCGCAGACTTCCCAGCACATAACCAGTATGTTTTGTCTCTTCGTGAACATCCGTTACCCACTGTCGTAGAATTTCAGGTACTGGTCTGACGATTTCAACACCAGTTTTTGAGTGATCTTTTGGTACAGTCCAAACCCAACTTTCGAGATCCCATTCGCTCCATTCAGATAATCGGGCTTCACTCATTCGACATCCAAATACTGTACAAAGCACAAACATTTTTCGCGTGTATTCAGACATTAGTTTTAAATCAGGCTCGACAAAAATTGCCTTCCAGAGCTGGCCCAGTTCGGCTTCATCCAGAACCCGATCCCGCTTACCTGCAATCTGCCCCACATCACTCATGCGCAAATCCTTTAAAGCATCACACGTCGCGTACTGGCGTACCCGACAAAAACGAAGAGCTAATTTAGTGTCAGAAAAAACATACGCCGCCATAACTGGTGCATTACGTTTAATTCGGTCAAAACAGTCCAGCCATTCATATAGGTGAGTGTCATTTACGGGCAAATGACCGATATAGGGAAAGATATGCTTTCGAAATCTGCCAAGCGTTACAGCATGAGTTTTACGACGCACCTTACAGTAATTTTCATACCAGTAATTTAGTGCATCCTCCACTGTGACCGGCTTTAAGCGTTCTTCAGCCTGAATCTTAATCTGGATACGCGGATCACGTTTGTCAGCCAACCAACCACGGCACTCGTCGCGCTTTTCCCTTGCCTGTTTGAGTGACATATCAGGATATTTACCCAACGTTAGCCAGACCGGAGCAGCCCGGCCACCTGCTAACCTGTAGAAGAAAACAAAGCTCACAGCCCCCTTGGTACTCACACGAATAGAAAGCCCCTTTCCATCAGCAATGGTGATCTGCTTTTCTCTGGGTTTCCCCAGATATCCTTTAAGTGCTTTGTCGCTCAGTTTGTTCTCGCCAGCCATTTTTAGCCCCAAAAAGCAATACAAGCTGCAATACAGAGATGATTGCAACACACAGATAACGAGGAAAATCCAGTGAAAGCGCCAGATAAACTTATTCTTTATTATCAAAAGATTAAGTGTAAAAACCAGCAACTACACGAAAGCCTCAGAAAGCCATGCTAAGTGCTTGGGTTTGACATATCCCGGCGTAAATTCAGAGGTGGAGCCGCCACGGGAACGGATAACCTCACCGGAAACAATCGGCGAAACGTACAGCGCCATGTTTACCAGTCCCGGAATTTGTGAGAGATAGACT